CCTTGGCTGATGGGGGGCCGTCATGTGTGGTTAGCGCAGCAAGTCCTTACACCATGACCGGGGGACGCTTGAGCTGCGAAGGTGGCTGTCTGGCTCTGAGGGTGAGGACCCATACCGAGTTGAGGACAGACTAGCTCCTCTAAGGGGTTAGTCTGCCCAGCCCTTCAGGTCACCCACCCGAGTTGGTATTAAAACAAAGAGATTGGAGATTTTATGAAGAAGAACCGCCAAGAAAAAATGGTTAATGCACTTGCGGGTGCCTGTAGCAGGTCTCCACACATTCTCAGCTACATATTTGTCTATGAACTCGATGACGGGAGTATCAGCAGGGTTTCGTGTGGATCTCAAATGGCTCTTTTGGGACTTCTTGAGACTTTCAAGATTAGGATCACAGACGAATACCGTAACTATGTAGAGGTTGACAATGATGATAACAATGACAACAATTAGCGCATAGTGGCATTAAACAAACGAAATGACTAATATAATTAGCACTTACTGTATATAATATCAACCAGTGAATATATATATGTAGAAAGGAATAAAAACCGTTACCTTGTGCATATTTAGGTGAATAAAAGAAAAACCGCAAGTTCCCTTGCGCGTTCACCAGAAAAGCCCATATTTTAGGTATGCCCATGGTGGGCACTAGGAGAAACGAATGTTCTATTCAAGGAAGCAAAAGATCAGCGATCTAAGGGACTTTTTCTTTATGACACTTAATGCCATTAAGGAAAAAGAATCCCTTGACGAGGGGGAGCGGGTAGTAATTGAAGACATTTTAACATCCATTAAAAAGGAGATTATTAATGGATAACACCACAGCAGAAAACAATCTTGAGAGTTTTATCAACGAACTTGTTGATGGGGGCGGAGGCGTCTTTGTTCTTGTGGCACCCCAGTCTGGATCTGGTATTAAGCCATTCACCGGGAGCATGACTTTCCCAGCGGGCAGCACATGGGACCGGGACATTGCCCTTAACACCATTCTTGAAATTAAGAATTACTTTGAAACCTACAAAAGGGGCGTGGTTGGAGGAGAGAATAATGGCTAAGACGCGTTGGATTCGGACTGAGTGTGGTTGGGCTGGGCGGAAGGGGTTTATCATGCAGGCCCCAAAAGAAAACCCCTGCAAGTACATGTATCAGACCTATAGTGGATCGGAGGAACTTTACTCTGATCTGATCTCCGACTTGAAGAAGAACGCAGACCAGGAGTAGGGATGACCAACCGATATGAGAAGGACTTTGGGAAGTATAGATTTGATGTAACGGTCCTTTCATTCGGATGGAAGTTCTACGGAAGAGCTATCTGCAAGTCGAAAAACAAGTCTGCTCAGTCAATTTCTAATAACCCCCATGCCGCAGAAGAGATGCTTCTCCGCTATTTGGAAGAAATAGTTGACTAACGAAGAGAAAGCACAAGCCCACCAAGCCTTGTAAAATATGGAGTGAAAATGAATTTTGACATCTGTATTAAAAAATATGTAGATATTGAAGAAATACCTGATTCATTTTCTTATGGCACACATATTGTCGCCACCGTAACTTTCGATGGTAAAGAACCGAAAGAAATCGGTGCCGCCGCTACCTATATAGCCCAACATGACTCATTCCCGTTCCCATTGCCAATGAGGAAGGAAGGTATCACTGAAGGTGTTATCAAAGATTACAAAGAAATGTTGATTGAAAAAATTACCAAAAGAGCCGAGAAAATGGTTAAACATGAACCGTGAGGAATGGCTTGAGTCTCGTAAACTCGGCGTCTCCGGGTCAGATATTGCCTGCATCATGGGGGCCAACCCCTATAAGTCAGAGGATGACCTTCTTCTCGACAAGTTGGGGGTTGGCAAGCCATTTACCGGCAATGCCGCGACTAGGGCCGGTCAGCGCCTAGAGCCAATGGTGGCAGACTGGTATGCCAAGCGAAATGAGCAGATCATCATCAATGGGGCCTTCACCAAGTCAACAGAAGATCCCCGGTTCATAGGAACCCCCGACTTTTTAACAGCATTTGGGGGCATTGACACCAAGACGGGGGCACAGCATACCTATCGTGCCGGATGCCCCAAGTATTACGAACTCCAAGTTCGCTGGTATAATATGATCTGTGGTGGGGATCACTGGGATATCGTGGTTTGCATTGTCCCTAAAGATCGGTCTGAGATTCCTCTTCATGAGTCGGATGAGTTTCTATATCAATGGGTTCAGAATCGTCCAGTTCGAGAGTATCCGTTCTATCGGGATCTTCAGATTGAGAGAGACATGAAAGAGGCCGCGCTTCGGTTCCTAGACCGTCTTGAGAACCTAAAGCGTCAACGACCGAACTAAGTGCCGGGTCAGCCTCAAGCATACGCCTGACACGCTCCCTGATTTGTTCAGGGGTCATGCTGGCGTATTCGTCCTTTTGCTCAATGACTTGCTTATCTTGGAACCTCTTGTTCCCTCTAGCCGCAGCACGGAGAAGCACATCCACCTTAAGTTTATCAGCCTGGACATTCTCGCGATCCGTATTCTCTCCAATCTCTCGCGCCTTTTCACCCATTCTATGGGCTCGGATCTCCTCGGCGCGATCATAGTCCCGCAAGAACTCGGGATGGTTATCAAACCAGGAATAGACCTCCTGCATGGTAGGCATACCGCGTTGGTCGCAAAGCTCGGGGAGCGAAGTCCCGGACGCTACAAGCGCATTGATGTAAACCATCATCTTCTGACGGTTGAGGATCTTTCCATCCACGATCCATTCCTGCTTGTAGTCCATCTTCCTCAACTCCTTCATCCTTCGGTTATAAGACTCCAGACGGTCCTTTGACTTCCGATCCCCAAACTGAGCGGCAAGCCGAAGGTCATATGACTCCCTCAACTGTTTGGCTGATACCTTGAATGGGTAAGGCTTTCTATTCCCCATAGGCCATTTTCACTGCTTACTCCAGATGCCAGATGACTTATCGCGGAACGCGGTTGAAATTGCAGCAGCCAGGTTATCTAGGATTCTTTCTCTCTCATGGGGGGATTGGATCATGGTGAAGTAGTCATCATAGGACATGGTGACATAAACCCCCTCATTCCCCTTTACGAAGAGGATGGTCCGGCCTGCATCCCCCTCCCGAACATCCTGGATTCGGAACCCGTAGAAGTTATCCCCCTTGTCGAGAATCACGGTTCCCCCTTATCGCGGTCCCGCAACGCAACCGTTTCCTCAACCCAGGATGCAGGAACACCAGGATGCCCATTCTCATCCCGATCACAAGGAATAGATTTACGCAGACACCGCTGGTAGATATTTTGTCGCGTGGACCCCAACTTGCGGGCTACCTCCGCAAAGGAAAGATGTGTGGGCCAGAACTCGTCAACCATAGAACACTCCTCTACCTGGATTATAGGTAAACCCGTAAACCTGTCAACCGCCTAGGAGTCCCGGACCAACTATCCGGGAACCCCGGACAGTTCAAAATTGAACTCCCGTCCACGATTCATGAACAGTGAATAGAACCGAACGGGAAGAACAATCCAAGAACACACTCCATTGACCCCAAATCAACCCGAACGGGAACCCAAAATCTCAGACAAGCCCAAACGCAACACTGGTGCGGCTCTCCGTTCCATTTGACTTGGAACCTGTAAACCCAAGTCCAATTCTTTCCCGCGTCATGATGACTTATTGACTTAAACTCCTAATGACCATCTTGCTGACTTCACCTAAATGATTATAATTCTTATATCACTCATGCTTATACTCTACATAGACTCATGAGGTAGTCTCACCCCCGGCGTGGAGGAGACAACACGCCCTAACCTCATTATAATTTATTAGCGTAAATTGGGTTTAGACCATTATAAATCCCATTGGCTGGTGCTAGTGTAAACTCACTTGAGGATTTGGATCCTGTACTGACTAGGGTGCTTTCTCCCCCCACCGGTCGCTTCTGCTGGTCCCACCCTGGGGGGGCCTACTTAGGGATCTTCCGATGGCTCAGGCTCGTGGATCGCCTGTGGCGCAGGCCTATGGCATACTCTCTGGCACACTTCCAACATATACGCGGCCCTACGATACTAGACTTGCGCTATATCTAGTCTTTATGCGGGGCTAGAGGGTGAGCCCGTAGCACCTTCGGCCAGCTTGCGGCCTGAATTCCTGTAGCTGTCAATTCGGATTTATTCAAAAGAAGGGTTGGAGTGTGTGGGAAAATGCACCATCCCGGGAAATGCACCATTCGGGGAAAGTGCCTCATTAAGCTGCATCCCACGATCTGACCTTGTGTGTCTCAGTCTATCCTCTCTCTGTTGTCTGTTACCATCTGGCCCGCGATTTCGTTTCACTGATCCGAAGTCCCTTCCGCATCGCGTCACCTGGTGGTGCCGTATCGCGTCAGTCTATCCATTAATGGGTGACGGTCCAGTATTCCCTCTTTAATGGTAAAAAAACCTAGTGTGGCATAATACTGCGGCGGTTTGCATCCTGTGTTATTTTTTGCATCGTGGCCTGGCTCTGGGTTGGCTGGAATAGCTAGGTTTTTCAGTGTTCCGCGACTTGGCATGGTCAGTGCATCCTTTCTTCTGTGGCCGATGCCACTATCTCAGGAGCTAACATGAAGATGAGTGCTTCCACTTTCGCTACGATTCAGTCTGGAGTAAGGGCAGTCATGGATCTGTATCCCAAAGCACTGGATAATTATACAAAGGCCGGGCGGACGGCCATGAGATACCGCTGGGATATGTATCATGCGGCTTGCGATCGCAAGTTAATTGACCCCATGCTGGCTTACCGTGACGGACTGAACGACTCGCATATTGATACAGCACTTCGGGCCATCACCGGGACCAAGTAGAAACTGGCCCGAGCCTTGCATCCATCAGTTGTACACCAACAAGGGCCACGATGCGATAGGCTACTGGTCGCACAGTTCCGGAAAGGTGGAAGTCTTGGCGTCTCGGCTGGTCTCTGGAGGCTGGGCGCAGGCTCAGTGCATCCTGGCGAACGGTGAGCCAGTATGGAAAGGAGAAGATTGGCGACCAATGACCTATGAGGAGAGGTATAAGTAGCAGAATGCAACCTAGTTGCAATTTATTGCAACAATCAGTTGAGGGGAGGGCCGCTTGGCCCTGCCTCCAGCCGATGCTGGCAAGGGAAGGGGTTTTTATGCTCTCTGTTGTTGAAAACCTTTGGAGGAGAGAGGACTTCGCCTTCGTGATTGAGTGCCTAGCGCGAGAGAATCGCTGGAAAAACAATCAACACGGCGACTTCCCTACACGCGAAGAAGTTGAGAAGGTGGCCGAGAACCCCAACCTCTTGCGGGAGCAGGTTGAACATTGTTTACCTGCTATCATCCCGTCACGCTCTGCATTCTCTGATTTCACTGAGCCATCGGATGCCATCGTTATTTGATTCTGGCATGAATCCCGCAACTAGTTAACCGGGCCGGATGGCCCAACAGGAGGAAAAACATGAACCGCAAAGAATACATGACCAACCCCAACAAACTCCATAGGGCCTACTACGGGCAATTCGTGACTCCCTCCATACGGCGCTCCGTGGCGGATTGCATCGGCATTGATCAGATTAGGGCATCCAAAGACAGATACTTCAACGATATTCCCTTGCCTAGGTGGGACAGGTTGAGCGGTTCTTTGCAGCATGTTCTCTCAGTACCTGGAGAGATTGAATACCCGAACCGCCCAGAATATGCGGGGAAAAGGTTTTATTCACTTTGTAATGGTGTCTGTATCCTAAAGGAAGCTGCCCGCCAACTGCTGGAAGGTGCAGAATGAACTCCTTTCGCGTCCAATTTGAAGACGGTAACACAATCGTCACGGGTTTCAATGGGACACTTGCCGACGCCCAGGCCTATTATCTCGGCCAATATTTTAATTTTGGAGACACTGATTCGTGCCCGAAGGATCGCATGGTGAAAGCTGTTCTTGTGGAAGTTTATTGAACCCGCGTTGCAAAACGCATCATCTAGGAGAAAACAATGCTAGTCTATGGTAACGAGTTAACGCCCAGCGTGAGGGCCGAAGTGCTCCGACTGTTCGTTCACCGGTTCACAAAGGATCATATCCCAGCCTGGGCCAAGGGGACACGCGATGGCCTATCACCCTACCCCGTCCAGTCCTATGAATACGATGCGCCAGGTTACAACATAATCCTCCGTTGCTCAAGCCGCCGAAAGGCTTCCCGCGTCTTTGGGCAGCTACGGTCTAATTTCCCTGGTTCTATTGTCACACTGAACCGGAGGGAATACTTTGGCGATGGGATTTGGCTTACCACCACTCACCACTGGAAGGGCTGAAAGACCTGGCACGATCCACGCAACCACAGAACCGGGGCCAGGTGGCCCAAAGGAGACACAATGAACGCCAATGACCTCCAGACTGTGTTGAGTCTGCATTTTAAATGGCGGGGAGGACAACCCGGTGGGATCCGTGCCGACCTCCGAGGGGCCGACCTCCGAGGGGCCTTCTTGTACCGCGCCAACCTCAACTGTGCCGACCTCAGCGGGGCCAACCTTGAAGATACCAATTTGGTCGGTGCCGACCTCAGCGGTGCCTTCTTGTGTGGTGCCAACCTCAAAGGTGCCAGTTTGAGGCACGCCAACATGAGGCACGCCGACCTCTGCGGGGCCGACCTCACCGATGCCAACTTGAGCGGTGCCGCACTGAGCCACGCAGCACTGGGCCGTGCCAACCTCAGCGGGGCGAACCTGATGCACACTGACTTGAGGCGTTCCACCCTAGTCGGTGCCAACCTCAACGGGGCCGCCATGAGGCACTCCGACCTCAGCGGGGCCGACCTCAGCGGGGCCGACCTCAGCGGGGCCGACCTCACCGATGCTGACCTGCGCGATGCCAACCTGAGGGGTGCCAACCTGAGCGATGCCGTGGGCGCAGAATTGGCAATTGCGAGTGCATCACACTTGGCAGAAGGCGCGGTCATAGGCTGGAAGAAATGCAAATACGGCGTGATCGTAAAGCTCCTAATCCCAGCGGAGGCCAAGCGGTCACACGGAGCCTCCCGGAAATGCCGCGCTGAATACGCCGAGGTCCTAGACATCTTTGGGGCCGAGGTCGGTATCAGTATCCACGACGGGAAAACAGAATACAGGCCAGGATCCCGCGTCATGTGCGATAAATGGGATGATGACCGTTGGAATGAATGCTCTGGTGGTATCCATTTTTTCATCACTCGGATTGAAGCCGAGAGTTATTCGATTTAAGCGTCCCACAACCTAACCGGGCACAACGCCCAACAGGAGAAAACCATGCTAAACCTTGAAACGATCTGCCAAGCGCTTGAGGGCTCCATGACTGACGCCAAAGTCTGGGCAGAATCCGGCTATATCTGGATTGAACAGGACGGGGAGACCTCCCGACTGTCCCTTGATCGGGTGAGGCAATGAAGCCCCCGCGAATTGATACCGAACGCCTCCAGGCCATGCTTGACTACGCCAATGAGAAGGCGCGGGCCGATGACTGCATCCATCGCCTAGAATTGAGGGCCGAGGTAGCTGAGTTGCAAAATGCAACGCGAATCAGCATCCTCCGTGCATGGGGAGGGGATTATGTTGGTTTGTGATCCTCGCCGGATCGTCTCGAATGTGGATCGGATGGCATACGACCACCTGGTAGCAGCCCGTATTATCTATCCGAACAAGGCAGGACGCCCCAAGATTGAAAATGAACTCCCCAAAAGGAAGATTGGCTGGGAGAAGAAAGGGCGCGTCGGGTGGAAGAAGCTCGGGTCCATGCGAAAGGGAGGAGCCTGCCAGCAATGCGGAGACGCCCCTAGTCAAGTCCCGGTTGGGCTTCCCAAGTCCGAAGATCCCAAATTATGCGACAGGTGCTTCGCTGTCCTGGCCCATTCCCGGCGGTATTGGATCGCCTCTGAAGATTTCCCAGTCGCGGGATAAAAAACCATCAAACAGTTATGGGGGATTCTATGCCACGCATGACGCGCCGCCCAAACAAGGGCGCAACCACCCAAAAGGCACCCAAGCGGAAGGAGAAGTCTAAAGAAAACCTTGGGAATTATCCGATTCTCGACAAATTCGATACAGTTGAGGATGTTCGGGCCTACCTTGGCGGGGAATTGATTGTCTGTCTCCGCTGCGGCAAAAAGATGAAGGCACTTGCGACCCATCTCATTAGGATTCACGGGGAAACGCCAGACTCTTACCGTGAGTTCTATGGTATCCCGTGGTCTTATGGTTTAGTCCCGCTGGCGGTTAAGCGCAGGATAGCGGTAGCGCAACGCAAAAGGTGGGATGACGGGGACTCCCCGATCCTCAAATTCCAGGATGGTCCAAGCAGGCTCCAAGCATCTTCAACCCCCCGGAGGGAGAAGTGCGTGGCGGTTAAGGCTCTTGCGGGACAATATCTTGACTCGATCCCGGCAGTGGATTGTGTTTGCAGTTGCGGAAAAACATTCGTTCGAGGCCCCCACAGCACCCGTCAAACCTTGTGTTTAGATTGCATGATCCTTAAGAACCCGAAGAGGTATATCAAGGAGGTCGAAACGACTTGCGACCGTTGCGGAGTAACTGTATTCAGGGGACCAACATGTAAAAAGACAACCTGCCCGGTATGCCTGAAAATTGCCAAGAGAGCGCGCAAAAACGAAAGGCGCAGGACTGGACGACCTACGGGCTATCACGGCCACAAGAAAAACAATCCCCTCTAAAAATTTCCCCCTTGCTTCCGGTTTACGCCGGACCCACAATCTAACCGGGCACGATGCCCAAAGGAGACACAATGAAAGTCGAGAGCAGGCCCCTCGGTTCCGCCTCGTTCAAAGGCCCGGTTAACCCCGGCCTTGAATACTGGATTGACTCGAATGTTTACAGCGTCCAGGTCGGGTTCCACGATGGATCAGGCCAGCATAGCAACATCTTTTTTAACTCCCTCCCCAAGCTCCTGAACTTCTACCGGGACCTTGGCGAAGCGATTGACTTCGCGCAGCCCGGCGTTGTCAACCCCCTGCCCGATGGAGACCCTGGCGAAGTGGACGCGATGAAGGTCATCTACGAGGCCGATCAACTCAAGAAGGGGGTTTTCGTATGAAACCGACACGGGGAGATGCTCCCATTATCATTGCACAGGCCCTTGAGTTAGGGATTCTGTGCCGCCCCATGCACTCTTTCAGGGTTGGGATGGGGGAGGCGCTAGAGGTTACTAAGGACACCTTTTGGCTGGTGAGCGGGAATGAAACGGTTGTTTTCTACCCAAACCCGGATGAACTGACCCAGACATGGGAACTCACAACCCGCGACTTGATCCGGTCAGAGTCCAGCAAGTTGTCTGAAGAACCTTTCTAGGGGGTGGCCGTGAATGGTCCACTGATAGCCGAGATGATCCGCGCCGGGTGGTGCAGCTACTCAAGCCTTACCGTTGCAGAAAAAAAGGTCTACTGGGCGGAGATCACGCGACCCAAGTTTTACGGGATGGTAGGCAAGTGGAGGATGAACAACTGTTCATTCCGCTACACCAAGGAGGGGGGCCGATCTGAGATTGAGGAGGGCGCCTTTGGAGCTGTTGCCCCCCTTCATTGCGACTACTGCGGCCCTGTTTGGGGGGAACTCGAAAGCGTTTGCACACATCGGGGCTGTGGTTTCGAGAATTACTGGGGGCCAGAGCCTGACGAATACGAGGAGTACTGCCCATCCTGTGGACGATCTGAGTGCTGCGGGAAGAATGAATACCCGCAACTTGCCTTCAAGGTTGTCAACCGTTACACCCAAACAATCCGCCTTCGGGCCTGGGAGAATTAACTATGAGCTGGGACGGAAAGCCTGAAATTCGTAACGCCATCATCAAATCCGCCCGACTGACATCCGATGACCACGGGTTCTTATCCTGTTGGCTGGACCTGGACTACGGTGGGGCCTGTCAAGGCTTCGGGGGGTATGTACTTTACCTCCCTGCATCCTTCCCCCACCACAAACTGGAGTCCGTAGCGGGACACTTTATTTGGCGGTGCATGGAGATCGCTGGGGTTGAAGATTGGAGTAAGTTGCCTGGGCGCACAATCCGGGTGAACTGCGAACACACCAAGGTCCACGCCATCGGACACATCGTCAAGGATGATTGGTTCAACCCCGAGGATGACTTTTCAGAATTGCGCGGGGAGAACAAATGAACCACTGGGTAGTTGCCCTCATCTGGACCCTTACCTGCTCCCTAGGCTTTGTCGTTTGGCACCTTTACCACGAACTCAAGAGGTATGAATGAGACTTCTAACCAAACTATTATCCGTCCTGCTTTTCCTTTGGGTGGCTGGGATCTTGTTCGCAGCCATCTTCCACAGGTTTTTCATCTAAACCCACCCGGCGCGACTCGCGCCGATCTTGTCCAGGAGCCCTATGAGCCTCGCTGACGAAACCGAAGAAGCCACAGCCCAGCCTCAGAACGAGGATCGGTTCAAGTTCGACCTCCACTCGTTCAACCGGCACTTCCCCTGCGTGGCCTGCATCCATCGGGCAAAGCCCATCAATGCCGCCTGCATCGGATGCCGCTTCTACTTCAACTGATCTTGTCCATCTGCACGACCCTCAGGGAGAACCGATGAAAGTTCTTGGAATCGTGAGCCACAAGAAATATCTCGTAGAGGTGGAGCACACCGAGCTTGAAAAACTCACGGGCAACTACGCCTATGCGAAGAGTCTGAAGGAATTGAAAGTGGGCGACGAGATGAATCTCGGCACTGGATACAACTTCACCAGTGACATCCAAAGCGCCTGTAAAGCCATGAGTGGTGCGATGGAATCCTTTGAAAAGGCTCAGAGCACCATGCGGTCATTCGCCCTAATGGTTGCCGATCTCCCCACCACCGCCGAATAGCTCTTGTCCGTCTGGAGGAACCATGAACGAGAAACCAGATAATGCCTATTGCTTCTGGTGTGGGAAATTCACCAAGTATTTGATGCCCCACAACAAATTGAAGGAACGGGTTTGCCCGGTCTGTGACGAAGACCCGGACTACCTTGACCATGTCCACCGGAACATCTGCACCGCTAACCGCGAGGCTAGAATGACCGTCAAGTGCCACAATAGGCCCACTATGGATTACAATGCCGATTGACTACCTCTGCACCAAGGGACACGCCAAGGTCCGTATCCTGGCTTACAGGCCCACCAATGACCCATTGCCGGATGGCTTCTTGCGGGTTGTGATCCAGGCGATGGGACCGGGTGGCCCGATTGCCGAAGATCCCCTGCATGTTGAAAATTGCCACGAATTGAACCTGGCCCGCGAGTTGCACCTAATGAGAAATGAAGGCTGGGAAATTGTGGCGAACAAGGCCATGATAGTGTAAACTTTTGAATACCACGCAGAGCGGCCACCGTGGATAAATGAGGCCGAAGCCGTCATCCACGGGGTGCCAAGGTGTAACCGAACCGCCCCGGGGGGCGCACACATAAATAACCTTAACCCAACCTTTTTTGTCCACATCCACACCCCATCCCTGAAAGGGAACACATGACCAAGACCAAAGGCACCCCAGCTACGGATATGGCAGCACTCGCCGTCCTCGGACTTGACCCCAAGGACATCGAAGAGAAAGTGACCGAGCGCATTGCTGACCGAATCCTGGAAGGCTTCAGCTTCGATGAGGCCGGAGGAGAATTCCGCCGGGATTCATCCTTC